TCATCTATTGATGAAATTTTAAAATAAGAAAATTATGAATAATGACAGACAGAAGATATTAACTGATTATATTTCTTACATATACACGACAGGAAGGACTTATGATACTGTCGGGAAATATATCAAGCATGTCACGGATTTTTTAGAAATGGCCAAAGAAGTGAACCGCCGTGGCTATTTGAATTATAAACGTGAAAATGCTGATGTCATGGTGCGTCATTCGCTAATGTGTTCAGCTATATGCGATCTATTATCCTATCTCAACATCGGATATGGAAAAAGGGAAAAGGCGGTGAAACCTTTGGAAAAACTTGATGTCATTTCGGATAAGAACAAGAAACAACTTAATGATTTCATTGTGTGGCTGACCGACAACAATGATTACTCTTCTCATACAGTTGATATATATTACACATCAATGAAGAAGTATTTCGAGTATGCCAATGAGGTAAACATGGATAATTGCAGGAGGTTTATAAAAAGTCTCGAAGAAGAAAAATTATCTCCCGCTACCATCCGGTTACGTATTACAGCCATTGAAAAGTTCTCTAAATGGATGAAAAAGCCGATAGAATTAAAGAGACCTAAAATGAAACGTAAGCTGGATATTTCTAATGTTCCTACCGAGAATGAATATAATCGGTTACTGGAGTATCTGAAAACAAAACTCAACAAGGATTACTATTTCTTCATCAAGGTATTGGGTACTACAGGAGCCCGGCTCTCGGAGTTTCAGCAATTCACATGGGAGGATATAGCAATTGGCGAGGTTGTTTTGAAAGGGAAAGGAAACAAGTATCGGCGTTTCTTTTTCCAGAAGCAATTACAACAGGAGGTGAAGGACTATATAAAGGAGACAGGCAAGTCCGGTACTCTTGCTGTCGGGAGATACGGACCGTTGACTCAGAGAGGTTTTTCACAACACCTGAAAGCATGGGGTAAACATTGTGGTATCGATTCAAAAAAAATGCACGCGCATGCCTTCCGACATTTTTTCGCTAAAATGTTCCTGAAAAAAAACAAAGATGTTATTCAACTGGCCGATCTTCTCGGTCATGGAAGTGTAGACACAACAAGAATTTATTTACAGAAAAGTTATGACGAACAAAAAAAAGATTTTAATCGAAACGTTACATGGTAGTGTTGCGCAGCTCAATGAACTGTCATCCATGACCGAAGGGATAGACATCTATGACGATACCGGGCATGTTGACACCGATTTCTTGATCGAAGCGATATCTTGCGTCAGTGCCTTCATGGACGCAAGCAACATAGTTGTAGAAAAAATATCTTCACTGTTAGCGCCGGATGTTCCGATAGCTGAAAAGAAAAAGCAGGCTGACGAAGGCAAAAAATGGAGTGTGGAAGAGATATTGAAACATTGTACTCTTGAGGACGGTGTTCTGAAACTTCCTCAAGTTCAATTTAACAAAAAGTCTTATGCCGAAGCAAAAAAGTGGATAGAAGAAGCCGGCGGCTCATGGCAAGGTGGGAAGATACAGGGTTTCACATTCCCGTTTAATCCGGAACGTGTGTTTTCCATGCTGAAAGAGGGTAAACGGTGCAACCTACAGCAGGATTACCAGTTTTTTGAAACTCCGGCCGATGTTGCCGACTGGCTGGTTATGCTTGCCGGAGGGATACATGAGGATGATACGGTACTGGAACCGAGTGCCGGCCGCGGTGCTCTCATTAAAGCCATTCATCGAGCTTGTCCTTCTGTAACAGTGGAATGTTATGAGTTGATGCCGGAAAACAGAGAATTTCTTCACACCCTTAACAACGTAATATTGCTTGATGAAGACTTTACGAAAGACAGTGTAGGGCATTACACTAAGATTATTGCAAATCCTCCGTTTTCCGGTAATCAGGATATAGAGCATGTCAGGCTTATGTATGATCGATTGGAAGAAGGCGGCACGCTTGCAGCAATAACCAGCCAACACTGGAAATTCGCTTCGGAAAAGAAATGTATTGATTTCCGCAACTGGCTGAAAGAAGTACATGGAGAAGTGTTTGAAATCAGCGCAGGCGAGTTTAAAGAGAGTGGAACAACTGTTAGTACAATGGCGGTAGTTATAAAAAAATAATTCAAAATGGACCATAAATGAGTAAAACAACAATTTATTACCTATTCCTAGTAGTAATATATGTGCTGCTGGAATAGGTCTGTGTTTTGTTAGTCGTGGTAAAGTAACAGACATCAAAACAGAAAAAGAGGAACAAAAATGAAAATAACCCATCCCAGACCAAGAGAGTCGCCCGATCATACAGGATCTTTGAGAATATTAATATAGTCCTAACAATTACCTGTCAAACAATGATAACATTGAATAAATTGGCGAAGAGATGCCTTGAAACAGCAATGCGCAAAGGTAAAATCAATAATTATACCTCCAGGCGTGCCTTTATCTTATTGATTTCTGTCAAATGGAGGGAATTGCTTGAAGCTTCGAAATATCACAGCAAGCATCTGCCCGGCTATTCAGAACAGGAGATTGCCGCTGCAGGTATCATCATTTCCACCATAACTTATCTAAGCCGTATCGGATGCGCAAACATCGAGCAACTGATCAAGGATACGATAGAGTTCAATGACAACAAGGATGAATAGGTGTTGTGACTGACTTGAGTGATGTTGATTTTAAGTGTAGTTGATAAATAGTGAGTTATGACAAAAAACATTTCTATAAAGCTGTTGGACTTCAACAAGGGCCAGCTCGCCGGGCTTCCGAAGAACCCACGTTTCTTCCGGGACTATCGCTTCGAAGCGATGAAAAAAAGTATTTCCGACTCTCCTGAGATGCTTGATCTCCGTGAACTTATCGTTTTTCCATCAGAAGGCAGATACATTGTCGTTTGTGGTAACCTGCGTTTACGTGCCTGTAAGGATTTGGGCTATAAAGAACTTCCCTGCAAGGTGCTGCCAGACGATACACCCGTAGCCAAGCTTCGTGAATACGCCACAAAAGATAATGTAAGTTTCGGTGAGAATGATATGGATATTATGGAAAACGAGTGGGATAAGGCTGAGTTACAGGACTGGGGTATTGAGTTCGCTCCAGAAAAGGAAAAGGATGAATTCAAGGATCGTTTCAACGCCATATCGGATGACAACGCCCTGTATCCTCTCATTCCCAAATATGATGAGAAACATGAACTATTCATCATTATTTCCGGTAATGAGGTGGACAGCAACTGGCTCCGTGAACGGTTGGATATGCAGCACATGAAATCCTACAAGACCGGCAAGATAAGCAAATCGAATGTCATTGATATAAAAGATGTACGCCATGCCTTGCAAAATAGTAATTCCAAGCCATAAAAGGCATGACAGAGTGTTCGCCAAAAAGCTGGTGAATGATCCCATTGTCTGTGTGGCCGAGAGCCAAGCAGACCTGTATCGTGAATTTAACCCGGATTGCGAGATTGTCACCCATCCCGATGACATCATTGGTCTTATCCCCAAACGTAATTGGATGGCAAGATATTTCGGGGAGCTGTTCATGCTCGATGATGATGTCCATGCCTGCAAAACTCTTTATGCGGAGAAAGGCGAGTCCGGAAGAGTGAAAGACAAAGACAAGATTACCCGGATTATCCTCTCACTCCATGAAATGGCCAGTCTTATGGATATCCACCTTTTCGGCTTCACCTCACGGATATCACCTGTGATGTATGACGAAACGAGCTTTCTTTCTCTTTCAAAGATGATAACAGGATGCAGTTACGGAATTATCTATAACAAAAATACCTGGTGGAACGAGGAACTGAGACTCAAAGAAGATTTTTGGATAAGCTGTTACATGAAGTATAAGGAACGGCGTGTACTCACAGACCTCAGATACAACTTCGAGCAGAAAAATACATTTGTCAATGCAGGAGGGCTGGCCTCTATCCGCAATCAGGAAGAGGAACGGCGATCCATTCTTTTCATCAAGAAAAACTTTGGTGACAGTATCCTGTTAAAGAGCGCAACCAACAACGGGAAGGACAAGACAAAACAGCTCGTGCAATATAACATAACCTGTAAATTCAAATACTGATAATCAAATGAAAATGGCGATAAAATGGCGAAGATTCTGTTTGCCAAACTTGTCAATTACGACTATCTTTACTAATGTAATAAACAATAAGTCAAACCAAAAAACTAAAAATTATGACTATCAGAACTGTTGGAGGCTATGATTTTTTTGAAGTATCTTCTGCAATGCAGAAAGCGATCAGAAGGGCTGACGCAGCGGTTGCAGGCTTTTTCGCTTTGGAACTGTGGACCAGTGGTTACAGGGATTATGTATGGAAGCGTTTGTTCACCATCTCCGCCGAGGATTGCTATGGAATCGTGACCGGAGAAATAGAAGCATTATGGCAGGGACACGAGGTCGTAAACAAGAAAGCCACAGAACCCAAAGGGCGTATCTTTGTAAGCAAAGCTGTTCTTCTGCTGTGCGAATGCCGGAAGAATCGTGATGCCGACCACTTGCAGAACTTCATTTATGACCGCAAGGATGTCGATATAGAAAAATGGATTGAGGATATCAGACAAAGCCCCATACCCATTCCACCTTATACATTCGATGTGCATACCCGCAAAGGCAAGAAAAAGGGACGCACGAAAGCCGAGTTTTTCCGGGAAGAGTATGAAGCCCTGCAACCGCGTGTTCCCGGCTTGTTCGATGATATAGTTCCCCAAAAACAACAGGATTTGTTTAACGAGACCACGGCGCATTAGTCGTGGTCTTTTCATATAGTCAAACCAAATAACATTGAATTATGAACAGAAAAGAAAGACAAGAAGCGAAAGCTGGCAGGTACAGGGAACTTGCAGAAAAAGCGATGAAAGAATCTAAGGAGGCTTACAGTCAAAGCCATAAGTTAGTGGAGAACATCCCCATGGGACAACCCGTACTTATAGGGCACCATTCAGAAAGTACTCATCGACGAATTCTGGACCGTTCATGGAATACGCTGGGAAAAGCGGTAAAGCTTAGCGAGAAAGCTGAATATTTTGAACAGAAAGCCAAGGCGGCAGAAAATAATGCCTCAATTTACTTGGGAGATGACGATGCCGTAGAACGGCTGGAAGAAAAGCTGGCCACCCTTGGAAAGAAACAGGAAACAATGAAAGCCACCAACAAGATTCTCCGCTCCAAGAAGCTCTCCGAAATTGAGAAACATGATAAACTGAAAGAGTTAGGATATTCCGAAAACGGGATAACACAACTCTTCATTCCCGACTGTTTTGGTGAAATAGGGTTTCCCAGTTATATCATTACCAATAATGGATCTAATATCCGGCGGGTCAAAGAACAGCTTGAGAGAGCTAGAAAAATGAAAATGACAGAGAATAAGGAATACACCATCAATGGTGTAAGTCTGGTTGAAAATTATTCAGAAAACCGCCTGCAACTATTCTTTCCTTCCATTCCGGATGCAGACATACGTAACCAACTGAAGAAAAATGGTTTCAAATGGTCACGCTGTAATGAATGCTGGCAGTCCTATCTGAACCATCGGAATATTGACAGCGCGAAAAAGATTATTTCCGAGTGATAGAACAACCACCCCATAAAACCCAATTTATTAACTCTAAAACGATTAAAGATGAAGATGATTGTAACTGGCAGCGAAGGCTTCATAGGCAAAGCCCTCTGTCAGGAATTGAAAAGACGTGATGTTGAAGTGATCGGAATTGACCGGAAAAACGGCAAGGATGCCGCAAGCATTTGCGACATCCTCAAAAACGGAGATATAGACTGTGTATTCCACCTGGCCGCACAGACTTCCGTATTCAATGGAAACATCCCCCAAATCCGAAAAGACAACATTGACACTTTCATAAATGTCGCTGATGCCTGCAACAGGTATCATGTAAAATTGGTATACGCAAGTTCGTCTGCCGCCCATCCATGCAACACAACCTCCATGTATGGCATATCCAAATACTTCAACGAGCAGTACGCCTCATTCTATTGCAAAGACGCGACAGGCGTCCGGCTTCATAACGTGTACGGTTCCCTCCCACGTAAAAGAACTCTTCTCTGGTTTTTACTCAATAGAGGAAAAGTCAAACTGTACAACTACGGCCGGAATATCCGTTGCTTCACCTACATTGATGACGCGGTACAAGGACTCATCTATGCCTACGGCTCACACAAACGCCTTGTCAATGTGGCGAACATGCAACCTATCACCGTAAAAAGCTTCGCAGAAATTGTGGGATCGTATAAAAGCATTGATATTGAACTGGTGGAGACCACCCGTGAACATGACAATTCTGAACAAGTAGTGGACAGGTACATTTTCTTAGTACCTTTGTCCTACACCTCCGTAGAGAATGGAATCAGAAAGATTTTTGCCGGGCGGAGAAACCAAACGCCCCAAAATTCCAAGGCGGAGGAAGGATAGCGCCCAATGAAATTACTTTTTAAGTTTTAATCCACCTGCAGGAAAAGAAGTCTTAACCCCATCTTTTTTTCTTGCAGGCTTAAATATAAAACCATATGACATCAAAAGAAGACAGACCACTGACACTCAAACAAGAAAATTTCTGCCAATATTATGTAGATATCGAAGGCAATGCAAGCGAAGCCTACCGCATGGCTTACAATGCTTCCAAAATGAAGGCAGAAAGTGTATGGACTGAAGCCAGCCTTCTCTTGTCAAACCCAAAGGTCTCCCAAAGGATAAATCAAATTAAGGAACAACGTGCCAAAGATTCCGCAGTCAGACGTGAGGCGGTTGAGAAGGTTCTCTATGATATTGTAATGGCTGACCCCAAAGACTTATATATACTTGATTCTTCAACAGGCAAAGTAAAATTAAAGCGACCCGACCAAATGCCCAAACGTATCCGGAATGCAATGAAGAAGATAACCAACAAGAAAGGAGAAGTTTCCTATGAGTTCACAGGTAAGACAGAAGCCGCCCGGCTTCTTGGTGCATGGAACGGATGGGATGCCGAAAAGACCATCAATGTAAAAAATGACGGCGATAAGATCGGTGAACTGCGCATCGGTTTTGACGAAAACGACAAATCGGATAAATAGAACAGCACACTAACACTTTTTCTTTATCTGCCCTAGGAGAATCACCTACTTATAGAACAGTATATGGTTATAAATTACAAGAAACTCAATCCTAATTGTTTTCATCTTTTGAAATATTTGCAGGATGCTTCATTACGATTCATCATCCTGTATGGCGGTTCATCATCCGCCAAGTCATTCAGTATAGCTCAGGCTATCCTTATAATGACCTTGCAGGATCCCGAGAACACTAAAGTATTCAGAAAAGTCGGTGCAGCTCTGAAAGATTCCATATATGAAGCATTCAAGGAAGCTTCAAAGACTTTGAATGTCTATCATCTTTTTGACTTTAAGGAAAGGCGCATAGTCTGCAAGTTCAATGGAGCTAAAATTACTTTTTCCGGTCTGGATGATTCCGAAAAGATCAAAGGACTAGAGAATTACAAGCGTGTGTTTCTTGAAGAGTTTTCTGATTTTGAACACGGAGATTTCAAACAGATAAGGAAACGTCTGCGTGGCAAGCACGGCCAGCAAATAATCTGTTCATTTAACCCCATCAAAATTACCCACTGGATTAAGAAAGAGATATTCGACAAGGACAAATGGCATGATATCCCGATGGAAGTAACTTTGGGTGGCAAGAGAATCCCTGAAGAACTTACAACGGTAAAGTCACTAAGAATGAATGAGCCCAAACAGATTATGAATGTCCGGACGAAAGAGATTGTGGAACATCCGGGCGATACTGTCCTCATCCAGTCCACTTATCTGAATAACTTCTGGGTTGTCGGATCTCCGGACGGCACATACGGCTATTACGATGAACAGTGTGTCGCCGACTTCGAGAAAGACCGTATCAACGATCCGGACTACTATAATGTTTATGCACTGGGCGAATGGGGAGTCATACGTACCGGCAGTGAATTTTTCGGCTCGTTCAAAAGAGGACAGCATTCGGGAGAGCGCCCGTATAATCCGAGTCTGCCTGTTCATCTTTCTGTCGATAATAATGTGCTGCCGTTCATCAGTATCAGTTACTGGCAAGTGGATTTCACTACAGGCATAAAGATATGGCAGTTCCATGAAACATGTGCCGAATCCCCGAATAACACAGTGAGGAAATCATCCAAACTGGTCGCCAAATATCTGAAATCAATAAGGTATTGCGACAAGCTGTTTGTCCATGGCGATGCATCCACCAAATCAGCCAACACTTTTGATGATGAGAAACGCTCCTGGATGGACTTGTTCATCGAAACATTAAAGAATGAAGGTTTCGACATAGAAGACAAAGTGGGTGACAGAAATCCGTCCGTTGCCATGACAGGCGAGTTCATCAATGCGATATTCGATTTCCAGATACCCGGCATTGAAATCTGCATTGACGAAAGTTGTACGATATCTCTTGAGGACTATATGAGTGTCCAGAAAGATTCCAATGGTGGCATATTAAAAACAAAAGTGAAAAACTCCACTACCAAGCAGTCGTATGAGGAACACGGGCATTTGTCCGACACGTTCCGATATATTGTCCATGACTTGTGCCACGAAAGTTTTATCGAGTTCAGCAACCGGCGCAAACGGAATTTATACGCAGGTAAAGGAATGCTCGACTTCTTCAATCCGGATACTGTACATAATTATACAGACAGCGTGGTTTATATAATGCCGAATGTGGCTGGAACATTCCTTCTTGTACATACGCGCCGTTGCGGCAACACATGGCATCTGACAGATGCCATGTTTAAAGACACATCATCCGTTGACGAGATAAAAAAGGCCATCATGTGCCATGAAGCAAAGACCCATATATTTGAATGTTCTCCTGTCTATTATCAGATGGTAAAGGAGCTGAGACAAGAGATGAAAGGGGCGGATATCAGAGTGATAAAAGAATATTCCGATGTAGACAAACGCATATCCGCCACATCTGACTTTATAAAGAAAAATCTTCTTCTTTCCCCCAAGAAATTTGAAGAATCACGGGAATACGGCAATTTTGTAACCAACCTGATGGACTACAACGTTGATTGCGAAAATAAGGGAGCCAGTACGGTTCTCAGTGGTTGGGGGCACTACATAATAAAATCGCGTTCCAGCTAAAATAAGTTATAATCAACTTGTATACAAGTTATTACATATCACTTCCTCCCCTCTCCTATTTTCAAGATTGAGGTATTTTGTAAAATGAAAGCTTCTTCTCTTTACATTTGCCGGAAACAGATTCCTATATGACAATTTTAAAAAATATATTTGGAAAGAAGAAGAGCACCGATATTTCCAGCCTTGTAGCTCAGGAAGTTGACAAGATATTCTCCGCCCTGTCAAAAAGAAGATTCAGACTTAGCGAAGACATATACAGCCCATATGTGGCTGATTCCAATTTCCTTACTCTTTTCAACACCGTCGGTGAGATATTCTTCCCTATCGACTTTCTTGCCAGCCGCATTGCTGGGGGTAGGTTCATACTCAAAAAAGCTTCCGATGATTCGGTCGTATGGAACAACAAGCAGTTCAATGACCTGATAGACCGTCCTAATTGTTTGAATTCATTTCAAGGGATTGTCTACCAACATTTTGTATATAAATATGCTACCGGTAACAGCTATTTGAAATGCGTTGTACCTGAAGCATTTCAAACATTAAAGACCCCAATTTACAAAAAATGCAAAAATTATTGGGTGCTTCCATCAGATAAGGTTACCATCCGATTGAAGAACTATATCCCCTTATTCGGTAATGCCGAGAAAGAAGATATAATTGACTATTACCTGTTACAGTACGGGCTGAACTATGCTGAACAGATCAATCCTAATTTCATTTATCACGATCAGGACGGTAACACAGATTATAGAAATGACAACTTTATAAAAGGTCATTCGCGGCTGTATTCCGTAAAGATGGCCATTGACAATCTCATTCCTGTTTATCAGGCTAGAAATGTGATATACATGAAACGTGGAGCCTTGGGAATATTCGTTTCCGAAAAAAAGGACGAAACGGGTACAGTTGCCATGACCGAAGATGAAAAGAGAAATCTTCGTGAGGAATTCAACGAGAATTACGGCCTTGACAACAGCAGGTTTCCGTATGGATTAAGTGATGTTCCTATGGATTTCATCCGCACCAACCTCAGCATTCAGGAATTACAGCCTTTTGAAGAAACATTGAATGATGCCATCATAATTGCCGGTGTATTTGGTGTTCCGCCGGAACTTGTACCACGCAAGGACCACAGTACATTCAATAATCAGAAATCCGCTGAGAAGGGAGTCTACACCTCCAAGATAATCCCGGCAGCCAGGCGCTACGCCAGTGAACTGACACGTATGTTGGGATATGACCGTGACGGATATTACATTGATGTCGATTTCAGTCACGTGGACTGCCTTCAGGAAGGGCAGAAGGAAAAGGAGGAAGTTTCTAAAATCATATCGGAACGTGCGATGGGCGAATTTCAGAATGGTATCATCACCCTGAATGATTACCGTGCCCGTATCGGGGAAAGCAAAGTTGAAAACTCCCTGTTTGACAAACTTCTGTACGAGATGTCTGACAAGGAGCTTGAGAGAGTAAAGAAAATCTTAAGTATAACTAAAAAATCAAATGACAATGGACAAAGAGTTGAGAAGCCTTCAGTTGAAGACGAAGGCGAATGATGTTGATGAGCAGAAAGGCATTGTTACGATTGCCGTTAATGGTATCGGTATTAAAGATACGCAAGGTGATATCTCTGATAGCGGTTCTTTCAATAAAACGATCAACGAGTTTTTCTTAAAACGTGGCAAACATCTGCTGGACCATGACAAGACAAAACTTATAGGTTGCCCTATTGAAGCGAGGGAAGATAACATGAATCTGGTTATCGTATCCAAAATGAACCTTAACAAACAGATCGGACGGGAAACATTTGAAGATTACAAACTTTATGCTGAATGTGGCAAGACACTGGAGCATTCCGTCGGTGT